GTTAATCCGTTGTGTGGATAAAATGATAAACAATACTATTTATTATGTGGGAACACTATAAAATATAATTTGAAATGGAAAAATATATAAATAATAATAGTATAAATAGATTTGGGGAATTAATGATTCTTATTGAGTCAGATGCAGGTTATGTGGGTGCTGATCTAAACCCCTCAATAATTACAGAAGGTTTTGTATTAAAACCAAATGAACCAGTTCTAATTAATTGTATTCTACAAAAATGGGGGGTTAAAAATAAAAATGGTCGTATCTACCCTAAAGACGTTTTAATTCCACAAGCCAACGAATATCAGAAATTAATCGATACAAATAGTGCGGTATCTGAAGCTGATCACCCGGAATCCTCCGTAATTTCACTACAAAACATCTCTCACATGGTCACAAAAATGTGGTGGGGCACTGGTGAGCAAGAAAATGTTTTATATGGGCAACTAAAAATAATTGTATCACAAGGCTTCATTAAATATGGCGTTTGTTCTGTTATTGGTGACAAAATCGTTCTTTATCTACAAAACAAAATACGCTTAGGAATTTCATCACGTGGTGTTGGAACATTGAAAGAAGTAAATGGTGAAAACTTGGTTCAAGCTGATTTTGAGTTAATTGGATTCGATTTGGTTTCATCCCCAAGTACATTGGGTGCTTTTTTATTTCCTGAACAGAGTGGAGAAAGTAAATTTGGTGAAGCGCATACAAAGAAGAGTAATCTTTATCTCAAAGAAGATGAATTAAAAATAATAAATGCAACCAATAATTTTTTATTGTTGTAAAAGAGACAAATTTAACCATAATCCAATAAATAAGCAAGTATTTTATAAAAAAAAATACTTTTTCACAAAGATTATGTATTTATATTAAAATTATAGTATTAGCACGATAATATGATAACATGAAAGACGAGAAAAAAACATCAATAATTAAAGAAGCCATAATTGATTATGATGCAATTAAGGAAGCCGCAAAAATAGACGCTAAAAATAAATTAGCGAACGAATTTCCAGAAAGTTTCAATAAATTATTAAAAGAAGAATTAAATAAAAATAAAGCTAAAGAGTCTTATAAAAAAGTAGACGAAGCACAAGAATCTGAGAAATCAGATGCATCAAATAAAGAAGAGTCTGATATGAAAAACGAAGTAAAAGAGACTGTAAAGGTCGTAAAAAATGAGGATGTTAAAGTAACATCAAAAGGCGTTCAAGTAACTAATACTGTTGGTAAAGGCTTGCCTTTCGGAGCAAAACCAAAACATGTTGAGGAAGATGTAAAAATCACTGATACTGTGGGTAAAGGCGATCCTTTCAAAAGTAAGGCAAAAATCGAAGAAGATAAGGAAAATGATTTTATGGGTGATGTGGAGACTAAAACCCCCAATCAAGCTAAAGGTGTAACGGCAAAAGGCGTTGCATTTCAAGAAAAACCAAAAAAATCTAAAAATATAACCGAAGACTTTGATATTAGCGAACTTAACATAGAAGAAGCTTTGGATAACGCAGATGACGATGATGTAATCACCGTAGAGGACATCGAAAATGAAATATCGGAAATGGAAGGTTTGGGTGAAGAACTTCAAGACATGAGTGGATTACCTAGACAAAAGGGTGGTTCTGCTCTTGGTAGAGGTGGAGATGCTTACACTAAACTCATTAACATGAGAAATGAAATTGATGAAATGATTAACGGCATGAAACCTGAAGAAGAAGAAACATATACTCCTGAAGAAGAAGTTTACACACCTGAAGAAGAGGAAACATATCTTCATGAAGACGATGTAATTACGGATGAAGATATTGATGCTGTTTTGGGTGGTTCTAGAGAAGAAGAGGGTGTTGATGAAGCATTGGGAATTTCTCACGCAGCAAATAAAATTGAATCAAGCGCACATCTCCCGGGCAATAATTACGTTAGTCCACAACAATTAAGCAGAAGACGTGAAGGATTACAAGAAAGTAAGAAAATTAGTAATTTGATTGAGGAAAACAAAAAATTGACCAAAAAATTAAACGAAACTAAAAAACAAAGCCAAAATGTAAATACTCTGGTTGAAAATTACAAATCTGCATTAGAGAAGTATCGTAATCAGTTAAAAGAAATGGCTGTATTCAATACCAATTTAGCACATGTAAATAATCTTCTCGTCAATGAAAGCTTGGCATTAACTCAAGACGATAAAATTAAAATTATCAATGAATTCAAAAAAATTGATAACATCACCGATTCACAGAGCAAGTATAAGTCTTTTTTATCGGAAATGAAGGAAGGTAAAAAAACTTTAACCGAAAACATGGAGAATAAAGTATCTGCTTCTATACAACCTTCTTCAAAACAAATGATCGATGAAGTGGTGGAAAAAACTGCCTACGCAAACGATAAACATATTCAAAAAATGAGAAATCTAATCGAATACGTAGAAAACAGAGGCAAAAAAATAATTAAATAAAAACCTAAAATTTAATAAAATGGGATTTTTAACAGAAAGCGCAGAAGTTGGTAATATTGGATTAAAACAACTTCGTGAACAAAGAGAAATTACAACAAACCGTTGGGAAAAGATTGGTTTGTTAGAAGGATTGGATGGTAACGTGAAAGAGAATTGTGCACAACTTTTCGAAAATCAGTTATCTTACATGATCAATGAATCTTCAGATTCGGCTAACTCAGGTCAGTTCGAAACTGTTGCATTCCCTGTTATTCGTAGAGTATTTGCTAAACTTTTAGCAAACGACATCGTATCGGTACAGGCACTTAATTTACCTATTGGTAAATTGTACTACATCAACCCCAAAGCAAGTGTTAGAGTTCAAGATGGAACACATACACTTAATGCAGGTTTTGATCACACATCACCTAACGGTGCATACGGAAATTCTGCAGCAAAACCAACTAACGAAAGAACACAGTTCGAAACCCGTTCATTATATGATGCATTTTATGCAACAGAATATGCAAACGAAGGAACTTCATTGTTTGATCGTTCAAAAGGTGAAATGTATGCCCATACTGGAGCAACAACTGGTACATCTTGGCAAGCAGGGGATAAATTCCTTTCAATCACTATTCATGGCTTCTTGGTAGCCGACTCAGGTAAATTGGTAGGTCCTGCAGGTGTTCAAATGGACACAGAATCCTTCCTTGCAAGTTTGAAAATCTCATCTAACGCTAATTTCGTTGCTCCTGCTGGTTTCACAGAACAAAACGTACTTGCTGGTGGCTCACTTCCTTTCAACGTAAAAGTTCAGAAATACGGACAAGCAATCGTTGACAAATCTGGTAACATCACTCTTGTTGTTGATTTACAGTATGCTGGAACTAATGGTTACCAAGCAATGAGTGCTTCAACAGCCCCTACATTCTTCTTTGAATATAGAAGCTATTCCGACCTTGAAGAAGATTCAAGAATGGCTGAAGTTACTTTCCAACTTGACCAAGTTACCGTTTCTGTTGAAACACGTAAAATGCGTGCAATGTGGACACCTGAATTAGCACAAGACGTTTCTGCTTTCCATAACATTGATGCTGAAGCTGAATTAACAGCATTGCTTTCTGAGCAAATGGCTGCAGAAATTGACCGTGAAATCTTACGTGACTTACGTAGAGGTGCTGCTTGGACTGCTCGTTGGGACTATAATGGTCTTCGTAGACAATCTAATACATATTACGGAACTCAAAAAGACTGGAATCAAACATTGATCACAAAGATCAATCAGATTTCAGCTCAAATCCACAAAGCAACTCTTCGTGGTGGCGCATCTTGGGTAGTAGTATCTCCTGAAGTTTCTGCAGTATTCGATGACTTGGAATATTTCCACGTCTCAAACGCAGGACCTGAGCAAGATAAATATAACATGGGTATCGAGAAAATCGGAACTCTTAGTGGTCGTTATATCGTTTATCGTGACCCATATTCTCCAGCTAATACAGTATTGGTTGGTCATAAAGGAACAAGTATCCTTGAAACTGGGTATATTTACGCTCCATACGTTCCAATGCAATTGACTCCAGTGATGTATAATCCATTCGATTTCACACCAATTAGGGGTATCATGACCAGATATGCAAAGAAAATGGTTCTTAACCGTTATTATGGTAGAATTTTCTGCGATGGTCTTCAGACTTTTGGGATCGGTGACTTACAGTAAACAGTAATGTTTGAATAATAAATAAAAAGGCTTGCAAATTTGCAAGCCTTTTGTTATTTTTATAGTTTTATTTACACATATTAAGCATATGAACGAATTTGGGATTATATATAAATTATTAAACAAAATTAATAATAAAGTCTATATCGGACAAACGATAAGAACGTTGAACGAAAGAATTGGTGAACATAGACGTGATTTTAAAAATAATAAGTCTGCAAATCAATACCTACTAAATGCTTTCAATAAATATGGGTGGGATAATTTTGAATTTACAGTAATTGATACCGTACAAACCATAGAAGAGTTAAACGAGAAAGAAATCTCC